CTTGTTGGTTGCTGAGCAGTAGGAGCAGCCTGACCTTTTTGTTCAGAAGCTGCTTGAGACATGTTGAATTTTTGAGCTTGTGGAATAATATTTAGTGTTGAGATTGCGCCAGAGATAGCATCAGCCATCTTTTTACCAAATTCAACATTAGCGTGTACGCCATCAAACAAATCGCCTTCGCCAGCCTCAACCAAACCACGAACATCAATAAAAGGCAAACCCCGATCAACCGATAACTTTTTCAAGAACGAATTGATTTCATTGGCACGCGCTTCAGCACCTGAATCAATATAATCAATGATGGAACCTGTTTTAGAATTCTTTGTGCTATAAAGTTCCGATACACCTACAATAATTGGAACGGTTCCGTTTCTTTGAGCAATATCCACCATCTTTGACAAAGAATCCATGGTATTCTGAATACCGTCTTTGTTACGAATAGCGTCTGCCGCACCATAGCGCAGGATTGCATATTGAGGCTGATACTGCGTAATATAGTTTTCAAACCCACCGTGCTTACCGATAGGGTTTAAAGCCTCGTTTGATGTTTCACCGCCTGATGCAAGATTATAAACATCAATTCCAAGATTTTTAGAGATAACATCAGCAACAGTTACTCCATACTTAATATCGGGTTTATTGTCGCTGGGGTTGTAACCAACAGCGCCACTCATGGAGTCCCCGAACACCACAGCAGTCGGCTTAAACGGCGTTACTGCTTGTTTAGATGTCGAATATTCAGTAAGAAGCGGTGTTTGCGATGAAGTAGAAGGAGCAGGACTTGAGGCGACAGGTGTTCCAAAAGTACGGCCCTCAGCCTTACCAAAATTATTAAAATGAACCTGAGCAAACTGGTCAGCAGTTAAACCGTAGTTGTTTTGCTGGAAAGCAGCAGCCACATCAGGATATTGTTGAAAGTAAGAAGCTGTCAACGGAGACATTGAAGAAACCGGCTCAGCACCTAAACCATCTAGACCAAAACTATCCTGAAAATCTAAATAATCAGTGGAGTTTTCAAATAATCCAGGAGAAGTTGCCATTATGGTTTCCTTAAGACTTCAAATGTATTAATAACGCTCATAGTTGAGGCTGTCTCAGATTCAACGCGGATTTCGTCGCCTTCTTCAAGTACAATATAAGCACCGCCATCAAACTTTAAAAATTGTGATGGACTGAGAAGATAATTATCTAAAACTTTAATTTCAGTAGTTGTGCTTTTGTCATACCAAAACACATCTACATACTTGTTGTTACCTGTGTGGTTGACGACATAACACAAATTCCACAGAGCATAATAACCCGTAGGAACAGTGTAAACAGTAGTCTTTGTAGCGGCTGTTAGGTTGTTACCTACGGATACTTGTCTCATTCGTCAGCTTCCTCGTCTGCCTTTTTACTCAGGCGACTGCGTTTAACAACGGGTTCTTCTTTCTTTTCTTCATCTTCTACTTTTACATAGTCAGGATGAGTCAGCATAGCTTTAATGTCGTGCTCAAGTTCAAACGAATAGATAGAACCTGAATATTTACACATAAATTTCATATCAAACCTTTCTCATAATGTAACCCGTACAGTATGAAAAAGGCCAGCCCCAAAGGGCCAGCCTCTTAAGTTACTTAGGCCGGAACAGCCAGAGCAACAGCAGCGTTGTCACGCAGTTCCTTCACACCGTACAGCATGTCGGCAGTGAAGAGCGTGCCCAGATACTCTTGCTTGTACTGGGTCTGGGTACGAACACCCATTTGCTCCACAGCCACACCAAAGTCCTTGTGGGCCAACAGGCAGATACGGGTAGCAGTCGTGCCAGAGGTCGTGTCAGCGTTGCTGGTCACGAACACGGGAATACCATACACATTGCCGATTTCGCCATTGCGAATGGTGTTAGAAGCGCCGGTTTCGCCAACGAAAGCCTGCTCCGTGAAACGAGCAATGCCCATCAGCGTGTTACGGGTCGACGGGGGAACCAACAGGAAACGGCCATCCATCGGCACATCGGCGTCGTCCAGACGCTGAATCGAACGACGAATAGCAGCGTCCGTCAGAGCGCCAGAACCAGTGTTAGCACCGGCAACATAAGCAGTCGTGCCATCAGCACCCGAGAAAGCACCAGCGTAAGCCGCGTTAGCAGCGTTGCCGCCGTTCACGCCACGGCCCAACTGGATGATGTCCGAGTCCATTTGACGAGCCAGGGCATGGCCAGCGTCGTCCGTATAGAAGTTACGCAGGCTCGACAGAGCTTGGGCTTCCACGATGTCTTCGATCAGACGCGAATACTCATAGTGCTTGTCGATGGTGACAACCACTTCGCTCTCAGTAGCAGCAATCAGGGTGACTTGCGTTTGAGCAGCTTTAACAGAAGCATTACCACGGGTCGGTGCGGGGATATGAATCGAATCACCCTTCTTACCCTTGAAATTCATACGCTTAATCAGCGGTGCGGCAACAAGAGTCTTCTTGTAAGCAGCAATAATTTCATCGCTCCAAACCTCCGGAATAAAGGTTGCAGCGGTGGTGGTAGTTACATGAGCGGTACCTAAAGGCATATTAATCTCCTAAAATCAAAAGTTATTTTACTCGTCCCTCTGAGTATGCAGCCATAATTTCAGGTTGTAAGGCTTCATATCGTGCGGGATCAGTCATTTTCAGCCGGATAAGGTCGGCACGCCGATAAACTTTCTTAGAAGACTCACCAGTACCACCGACATCCACAGCTGCTGCTTTCATGTCTTTTGCACGCACTTGCTGACCTGTAGAAACAGAATCATTGGTTCGTGCGCCCCGTACTTGCTTAAATGTGCTGATAAGTTCATCAGCAGCTGAGAAATCATACTGAGCATCAGCCAAAGCGTACATATTCAGACGCATAGGAGATGCTTTGATCCAATTAGCAAATTCAGGGTCTTGGACAATCTGAGCAAAGTCAGGATGCTTACGAGCCAGTGCAGCTTGTGTTTGAATCTGCTGCATTTGCCGTGCAGCTTGTTTTGCTGCTAAAACATCCGGATGACTAGCAACTGCTTTTTGTACAGCAGTCTTAGGGTCTTCAAAAAAGTCTAGTTCGTTATCAATTGGTGGTTGAGTCTCTTTCTTTTGTGCGAGTTGTTGTTTCAAAAGTTCATCAGCTAATCGTCGAACTTCACCTACTTCTTGCGCCTGCCTTCCAATCAACTTTTCAGCTTCTTGGTGCATTTGCACAATCTCTTCTAAAGACTTGCCCTTGTATTTTTCGGGGACTTTAGTAGCTTCGGAAGCTGTTCCGGCAGCTTGATTGTTCTGTTCAACTACATCTAATTCACTGTTTTGAGACAGTTCGCTATTATCAACTAGAGCCATACCTAACCTTTCATCCTGCCCTTTTGGGTTTTAGGACATTATTGCATTGAGGTTCCCGCTTACTCCCCATGAGAAGCGGCCTTCTTGCGTTCTTCTTTCATCTTCTCTGCACGCACACGCTCCCAACGAGAGTATGCGCCTGGAAAAGCACCAGTAATGCCTTCCAATTTGAAGTTAGTGGCAGACATAATACGCTCTGCTTGTTTGCCACAAGAGCAATCTACAGAGCGTATAGAATCATCTACTAACTTCTCAAACACCTGTCCACAAGGACAAGCAAATTCAAACATTCGCCTCATTTTGCAATTCCTCAAAGACTTTTTCACACATTTTCTTACGATTAATAAGCAAGTCAAGAACATCTAACTGCCCCTTGCGATACCACAGATCATTGGAGTCTTTTACAGTTGATAGTTCGTTGATACTGTCTTTTAATTTTTGTAAGTCTTCGGTTAAGTCTTTCCAGCCTTGTTGGGCGAACAATGAAAATTGTTCTTCATAATACTTCTGCAAGGATTGTTCCACAGGAGTCCTTTTAAGTTCTACACAGGATTATTATACACTATTTTTATGTTTTTGTCAAGTGTTTTATTGTTTTCGGGTCATTTGAGCCATTGCAATGCGCTCATTGCTGTCAATATCCTTCTCTTTGAGGGCAATTTCAGCAAGTTTTACACGACGCTCAAAGTCTTTGCCTTCATTATCTTCATCCAAGTTAGTAGATAGAGCAGCAACCAGTTTAGCTTGAGCAATCTGAGGCACTGCCTGAGCCTCAGCAGCGGCCTTAGCAGCTTCTGCTTGCTCACGCTGAGCCTTAGCCTGCAACTCAGCCAATTGAGCCTGTAAAAGAGCCAATTGAGCTTGTTGTTGCTGTGCTTGTGCTTGCTGAGCCTCTGGTGAAGGCTGCGACATCTGATCCAATGCCTGCATAAGTTCAGCACGATTTGTAAGGCTGCTGTTCTGTAGAATTCCCTTAAGAATTAACGGCAAAACAGGCGTATTCGGGCCTAAAGTTTGCAACAATCCGATCATTTGCTGTTGTTCAAACTCCCGCGCCAACACGCCAAGAGCAGCGGTAGGCACAAAATTCATGTCTACAGAAGGATAACGATCCGGTTCAAACTGCATATAACGGAAAGCAGCCTTTTGAATGAACGGAATCATGAAATCTTCTTGGAAGTTTGTCAAAGTACGCTTGTACTTCTTAATAACTCCTGCCATAGCCATGCTCATGCCGCCAACACCAGCGTCACGAGGCACTTGAGTAGGCATTCCAGAGCTATCCACGGTACCTGTAGCCTGCAACAGCATGCGCTCAAAGTTCTGAGCCATTGTCATTGCGTTTCCGTCTGTTTGTCCGAACTTAAACGGGAATAAAATCTCGTTAGGATTGCCGTTTGTCAGCAACGCTTTACCGGGTTTAACTTCAAACTTGGCACCACGGGGCAACCGAGTAGCGTCCATAGCCATCATAGGAGCCGTTGTAAGGGCCAAGGAGTCCATATGAGCCCGTAATTGACCGTCGATAGCCTTCTGCATGTTGTAGGCCTTTTCAACCGTGCCCCGGCCCCAGAAACGACCCGGAACAGTGTCGTCTTGGTAAGCAATAACAGGTCGATCCTTCATCATGTAAGGATTTTCCTCAGCCTTTAACAATAAACTGTCATTGGCGATGACGACAATTGCCTCTACCAGATCGCTGTAACGATCGCCAGGAGAGTCTTCGGGAAACAATTCCTCGTAGTCTTCATCTTCAGCTTCGTTCAAATACTCACGAGGAACCAAACCATAGTAAGTAACTAAACGAACCTTGTCATCTTGGTACTGTTTAGGGTCTTGAGTGGGCTCAAGATCAGAATCTTCGCTGTCTGGAGCAATATCAACCTTGCGGTAGATTCCTGCTTCAATACCCTCAACAACTTTGTGTATAGACACATACTTTTCAATAGCCACACCCATAGCATCTTCAATGCTTTCAGCGTTAGGATCAATTAAAAAGTTCTTAGGGTTAACTGGTTTTAACTTGACAGCAACACGCTCAGTTTCACTGACCCCGATTGCAGCAGCAGAATCGACGCCAGGAATAGGCTGAGTAGTTGGAATGTATTCTGTTTCACTTTTGACAACAATTTCACCAATACCTGTTCCATAAATTTCGGCCATTAGTTCAATTTGATCGACAGATTTTTTGATCTTGTCTTTCTTAAAATCCTCCATGAGTTGTGCTCGGAGGGCTTCAATGTCCATGGGATTGCCATTTACATCTTGAATGTCGTCTTCAATATCAAAGAAATCACCGTTACCAAAGATGGCTTCCATGATTTCAGCATGTCGTGTTTCTACTGCTTGCTGCGTGGCTGGAGAGATGATTCTAGAACGCTCCGAATCGCGTGTGCGGTCATCTGAATCCCAAATCCCACGAAAGATGCGCTCATACTCTAGCCACTTATCTAAGTAGTTAGCATCCCGATGGTCACGCCAGCGGGTAATATGGTCTGAAATCCAAGAGACTAGTTCTTTATCGTTCTCATTGGGCTCATCCATCTCGACATTGTTGTAGTTGTCTTCCATTACCACTTTTCCTTGTTGGCCCAAAAAGCCGCAGACATTTTACCTTTAGCTATGTTTTTAGCGTGACGAGCTTTAAAGGCTTCGTTTCGCTTAGAACCCTC